TAGAAGGAAACTGGGATGTTGCAGAAGGCGCAGCATTTACTGAATTTACATTTGATGAACACGTAATTACTCCTTTTGAAATACCTATAAACTGGGAACGCTTAAAAGGAATTGATTATGGTTATGCTTCCGAAAGTGCTTGTATATGGGGAGCAGTTGATAGGAATGATGGAACTCTAATAATTTACAGGGAGTTGTATCGAAAAAATCTACTAGGAACAGAGTTAGCAATGATGCTGACTGAAATGGAACTAGAAGATCCTTTTTCTATTCCGGGCGTGTTAGATACAGCGTGTTGGAACAGAACAGGAACAACTGGCCCTACAGTAGGAGAAACTTTACTTAGGTCAGGACATAAACTAAGAAGAGCAGATAAAAATAGAATACAAGGAAAAATACAAATCCACGAATACTTAAAGTTACAGCAAAGCGGTAGGCCAAAAATACAAATCTTTAATACCTGTCCCAACCTGATACGCGAACTACAAAGTATTCCTCTGGATAAAAGTAATCCTGAAGATGTTAATACCCACGCAGATGATCATGCTTATGATGCTCTGCGATATTTAATAATGTCAAGACCACGCATTAACGACCCTCTTAGTCGTATGCGAGACATTCAAAGAGAACAAGTCTACGCCCCGGCTGATAGCAGTTTTGGCTATTAGTAAAATAATTTTATAACTCAATCGAGGAAACAATCATGGCAAATCCAGTATATAATGTACGAGACACAGGACGTAATTCTGCAAAAACAGTTGATGTACGAGAGATTGCAGAAAATATTCTTACTTCTATGACTTCAGTAACTACAGCAACTATTGCAGTAACTGACGATACCAACACAGATGTATCTTTCACACAACCCGCTGACACTATTATCAGGAATCTTATTGCTATTCCTGCCGGTAATATTGTTACTGGTGGATCATCAGGCAATGACGTAGATTTTAGTCTAGGCACAGCAGCCGGTGGCGGTCAAATTATTGCTACAGAAGCTATCCTTGACGATGGTGGTTCAGCAGTAACTTGGACAGCTAACGCGCCACTCTATATTATTCAAAACTCTCACGGTCATGGAGCTAATGCTTTTGTAGGAACAAGTGTAACTGCCGGTGTTGTTGGTGGCCCCGCTACTTCAGAAGCTATTGTAATTGCTTCTACATTGTACACCGCTGCTGCGCGTACTCTACACGCTCGCCTTACTCCTATCGGTGCTGACTTAGCTACAGCCGCAACAACTGTAACTTATCTTGTTGAGTTCTTGCACTTAGGGTCTACTCCTGATCAATAGGAAGTTTTAAATGGCAGATGAAAACAGTTTTTTAGATAGTGCTGACACCCTCTACTTTAAACCAGTAGAGGATGAAAGCGGAATGAGCCTTGAATTAGAAGACAATTTAAAATCTACACTTGTCGGATTAATAGAGGATCGTTTTGCTGATGCAGAAACCGCTAGAGAAAGCGACGAAAGACGTTGGATGCAAGCATATCACAACTTTCGTGGACTCTATCCTAAAAATGTTAAGTTTAGGGAATCAGAAAAGTCTAAAGTTTTTGTTAAAGTTACTAAAACAAAAGTTCTTGCTGCCTTTGGACAATTAGTAGATGTTATATTTGGAACAGGGAAGTTCCCTATTGGTGTAAGAGAAACTAAAATACCAGAAGGTGTAGCAACATATGTGCATTTAGACGCTACTCCGGGTCTTGAAACAAGTCAAGCACCTATAGAAATAAAAGAAAAGGAAGAAAATAATCCTTTTGATGTTGGATATGAAGGAGATGGCAAAGTATTAAAACCGGGAGCAACTTTTTCAGGCGAAGGATTATTTGAAGAAGAAGTAAAAAATTCAGATTTAAATATTGTAGACGGGCCATCTCCAAATCCACAAACACTAGAGATATCTCCTGCTAAAGAAGCAGCTAGACAGATGCAAAAACTTATTCACGATCAAGTAGAAGAGTCTAGTGGATCTAGTGAACTGCGTAATTCTCTTTTTGAGTCTGCTTTGTTTGGAACAGGAATCATTAAAGGCCCATTTAACTTTAACAAAACTTTAGGGCGTTGGGTTACTGATGAAAATACAGGAGAAAGAACATATTCTCCTTTAAGTGTAAGAGTTCCTCGTATTGAGTTTGTAAGTATTTGGGATTTCTTTCCTGACCCAAACGCAACAACCATTGAAGAGTGCGAATATAGTTTTCATAGACACAAATTAAATCGATCTCAATTAAGAGCATTAGCAAAACTACCATATTTTGACAAAGATCAAATTCGTGAATGTTTAGAGATGGGTTCTAATTATATAGAAAAAGATTATGAAAACGAATTAAAAGATGACCAACGTGATGAAGAATACGGTAATGGTTTATACGAAGTTTTAGAATATTGGGGCATTATGGATGCCGAATACGCTAAAGAAGTAGGTATGGAACTTCCAGAAGAG